AGTCGACATGACCGAGTCATCATACTCAGGCCAGACCGGTCGACCTTCCTGCACATACACATATTCGCCGCCGGCATAACAGCGAATCCAGTCCAGGTTCTTGCCACCGAGCTGCTGGTCATAGTAACCGGGAGGCAGGTTGTTAATGTTCTCGGCCTTGGGGTTCACTTTCCAGAATTTATTAGCGGCAGGGATTCCAATTGGATCGTCGCGGTTTGTCTCGATCACGCCGCCTGGCTGCTTGAAAAACTCCCATTTGTATTTGCCGCGCACCGGCTCCTTTTCTGCCAGGCGATACCACCAGTGGTCGTCATCCATCGGGTTGGTATCCATCCAGATGCCACGCCATGGGCAACCGCCGTTTGACTTAGTCGGATAACGACCGACCCGGTGTGTTAATCCTTGCACAACAGCTAACGGCAATTCCCTGGCCTCATTCACCCAGGCACCAGTCAATTCCAGAGAGAGCAGTTTCCTGACGTCCTTCGGTTGATCAAGCGCCATGAAGATCACTTCACAGTCGATGCCGGCTGCGTCCCCACGCGAGGGCAGCTTGATGTGGTGACTGATCGGTGGCGACCAGCGCATCGGCCCCCAGATGTTCTCTGGGAACAGCTCAAGCCATGTCTTGATGGTTGTGGTGCGCAGCTCAGGGTATGAGTTCCGCACGATCACGAATCGTGAGTACCTGATCCCGTCTTTCGGCGACGGTGGCTGCTTCACGGCGCGCAGCATGATCTCAGCAGCGCAACCGTATGACTTACCCGATCCTACCGGCCCCATCAGACCGCGCACAAACGAATCGTCATGCAGGAACTTCCAGGTCGTCGCCGCGCCTGAGAAATCGAGACTCAGCCCACCAAGCGCCTCGTCAGAAGAGATCTGCTTGGTCGTCGTCCTTCTTCGGCGTTGGGTCGATCGTTGGCTCTGATCCGTCGCATTCGTTGCTCTCGCCATCTTCTAATACCTCATAGGTGGTCACTTCTGGACCCTTCAAATTAATTCCCAAAATACTTGGCCGGCTGTCAGAATCACTGTTTGGCTCGGTTAGTCCATGATACCTAGCTAACACGCGCAGAGCTGATAGCTTGTCATGCATCTCAACCTCGATCGCGTTGCCGTATTGATTCGGCGTCACCTTCACTTTCTTGATCGCTTTCTGGACGTGCTTCGGTATGTCGGCGCTTGAAAGCAGCGCCATGCCGCCAGACTGCGTCCACTGCAGCACATCGGTCACGTTGGACGCAGCGATCGCTTGCAGCTCCTGTTTGACTGCTTCCTTCTCATCGTCCGACCCGATCGCCAGAACCTTACGCGCTTCCCGCACTGTCATCTTGGACATTGCAATGTACCTCTTTGATTTCATCCATGTCGGCAAAAGTTAGGAACAGTGGTGCGCCTGGTCCCATCACTAGCGGCAGGATGATGTTGTCAAAAAATTTAATCGATTCGTCAAACGTGAGCTCCATTTCAGATTGCAGCTTCCCGTAAATTTTTGCTGTGTCGTACACCAATCGATCGGGTTCGCCGCAACCAAACGCGATTCCGGCGACGCAACTGTCAAATCCTTCTAGGCTGATCATGCTCACAGTTTCCTTGCAATCTCCAATAAGGTGGCCTCGGCTTTCAGCTCCTCCTGGTATTCGTCCTCCTCAATATGATCGACGATTTTTTGGATGAACCAGATAGCCTTCTTGAGATCATCTTTACCGCCTTTCTCTTTCCAGCGCCAGAGGTACTTGATCGCCGAGCCGATAGCGTAGGCCTCAGCGCCTGAGAGCTTTTGGACCGCTGCCTCAATTGCGTCGATGCATTCCATGCCGTCGCGCTGGTAGTGATTTGGATTAATGATATCCGTCATTTTACTTCTCCCGTCGGATTTCTGAAAAATTTTGAGCGAGATCCCCCCTCTGGCGCATATGGGGTAGGGGGGCAAGGGTGTCCATTTTTTGTACAGCGGAAAGCCCGGCGACCAGGCAGCGCCTATCCACAGGGTTTACGGGCGATTTGGCGATTGTGCAGTGCAGCGATTTAACATAATAGATGTTACGCGCCATGGTGCAGTGCGGTAAGTCATTGATATATAACGCATTCGTTTTTTCTGTGGATAACTTCATGTCAATTGGTCATTTATTGTACAGGCCAGCCCACTTGGCGACCTGGTCTAGATTGGCCGGCGGAGTGCGCCCAGCCTTCAACGATTCGCGGCACATCGCAGCTGTGTAATCACGCACCTGATCAACCGTAACCTCTTGATCCCAAAGGACTTTTGCTGCCTTGAAGCTCTGATCTGGCAGCCGATTCATCCCGGACGCTCTCTCGACTGCCTGCTTGAATGCATGTGCTAGTACTTGATAGCCCTTGTCTGAGTCCCCTTTAACCCCTGACTGCATATGTGTATCGAACTCGGTGAAGTCGTCCTCTCCAGGCTCAGGAATGATCTTGGCTGGCGCCCAGAACTGCTCGTTGGTCGGGATCGCATCTTTGCCCTCCCACAGTATCTGATAGCGGTTCACCTTTTTGCCTGAGCGCCGCTTGATGTGTTTAGGGTATGGCCTTGTCTCTAGCTTCCTGACGTAGCCACACTTGATCAGCACTGCCATGGTCCGGCTCACATGAACGCGACCGTAGCCTGTGTGCCGTCCTATCGTTATCTGTGATGGCCAACACACGCCGTACCGGTTCGCATACATGCCCAAACAAGCAAGCACCTTGTAAGCAGCACCATTGAGCCGCTCATCTTGCATAGCCCTAGCTGGGATGATCGAGTAGCGCCTGATGTTCGGCTTATCCTTAAAAGGGGATTTCATCGTCTAGCTGGTCCTTGTTGTGGTTAAACTGAATGCTTCTCACCTCAGCTCCTGGGAAAGCAGCTTTGATCGTGTCTGCCACATCTGTGCCGTGCGCCTCAATGATCGTGACGATCTCTTCGAGCATGTACACGACTGGGTCTTTCCCTCTCATCAATGGGATCACTCGCTGCATGTCGAGCTTGTCGTTCACAAAGTAATAGTTCTTGCCATTGATCCTGGCTTGAAGATAAAAGACATCGCCCCGCTCTCCTGCTTCACAGAGCTGCTGGTCAATTACCTTCAGCCCCTTCGCCAGGTTATCGGCAGCTTTGATCTTCTCGTCAGGATTAGTGATCTTCATGTAACGCTCTCTAGCGCCTTGATACTTCGCCGCGAGCTCAGGGGTCGTCATCTTGAACCAGGCATACCAACCCCACTTCTTATTCATCTGGTTCTCAGCTGTCATAAACGACTCAACAGCAGCTTGAACTGGTTTGCTCCACTCTTTCATTTTTCACCCCACCGGACATCGGCGGACAGATGTGGACAGACAGGACAAACTATAGTGTTTGTCCGTGTCCGTCCGCACCCTGTCTTTGTCCCAGATTGTGTCCGTTCCGTGTCCGCGTTTGTCCGCGAATCCATACAACCCGCGTCATTGCTGGCTTTCATAGCTTTCATACTTTGTCCGATCCGTGTCCGAGCGTGTCCGTTTCCTTCACCCACTCCATTTTCCGATTTCCGGCGTGGACAACCACAATGTCCGCACCTTCCAGCGCATTAATTGCACGTCCCCAAGCCTTCCTTGCACGGTCTTTTGCCTTCTTATCCGTCACGTCCAAACCTTCCTTTTCGAGCAGCCAGAAGACGAAAGAGTCTCTGGCAACTTCCACACTGATCACATCATTTCTGTCCGTTGCGTCGCGTAAACAGTTCATCGCCTTCAGCTCTTTCTCATTAAAGCTGGCACTGTCAGCTGCAATGGCGTCAGCTGTCACCTTGTTGAGGTACACAGATGTCTCACCTCCGATCGTGCCGACCTCAGCGCTCTGCATCTCAAAGAACAAATCCTCAGCTGGCTCTGCGTCCTTCTGCTTCTCCGTCACTACCGTAAGGACGGCGCCTGACTTCTTGACCTGGATGCTGGTATCTACAGCTCCGAGCAATGCGCTTGATCCACGCATCCCTCTGCTGCCGTCCTTGCCACTGTGATGAATACCCAGTAGAGCAGCGTTGTAGCTTTGCTTGAGCACGTCGCAGGTCTTCACAAACTTACCGACATCTGTCGCTGAGTTTTCATCTGCGCCGAGTAGAGCTCTGGCAACCGTGTCCACAACAATCAGGCTGAAGCCGCCGGCCTTATCCTCCAGCTGCTGGATCGTTGCCTTCAACTTCTCCACGTCTGTCGGGCTGGTGAAGTCCACTGCGGTTGGCAGGACATAGAACGGCAGCTCTTTCTCTGTGACTCCGCTGCCTCTGTTCTCTAGCCATGCCTTGACTCTTTTGCCAATACCGCCGACACCTTCGCCTGCAATGTAGAGCACTGCGCCCTGCTTGACTGGCATGTCATGGAAGTCTCTCCCTGATGCGACGCAAAGAGCAATGTCCAAAGCAAGGAACGTCTTACCGCAACCCGGTGGTCCATACATGACGCTGAAGCCGTGTCTGGTAAATAATGAGTCAACCAGGAACTGCACTGGCGGCATCGCCATGAGCTCACCGATCGCCATGGTTGGATAGGTTTCGATCTCTTCCTGCTCGATCTCGCCTGGGTCTTGCATCGCCTCAGTAATTGACGGTGCTGTCTTGACCATGCTGATCAGCTGCTGTTGTGTCTTGCCGCTGTCCAGCCAGTCAACGATGTCGCCCTTCTCAGGTAGCTGGTCGGATAGATCTAAGAGCCTGACCTCTTTAGCGACTGGTAAAAGGCTGTTGACCACCTTTGCGCCATGCTTCCGTCCTGCTTCGTCGTTGTCTGGTACCACAATGACCTGTCGATCTGCGAGCCACTTGGAGTGCTCGTCGCCCCAGTTGCCGGAGCCGCCGTTGTTGGTAGTGGCAATGATTCCAAGATCTCTGAGCCGCTCGACACACTTCTCTCCTTCGACCACCCATACCCACCGCTTGTTGTGGTGAAGTATCTCAGGAAGGTTGTAGGGGATGCGCTCGATGTCCTTGATGTTTGAGATCCAGCCACCTTGTCCGTCTGGGCGCTGCTGTCTGAATGTTTTCTTTCCATCTGCAAAGTCTGTCCTGACGACCTGGTAGACCAACACTCCGTGATCACCGATGTAGTCATAGGTTGTGATCCTGTTTCGATCTTTCTTGGTGAAGCTCGGGTCTTTCTGCATCCCGAATCGCTTCTCTAAAAAGTCAGCCAGGTGTCCGTTTGCCTCCGGGTACGCAATCTTGCACAGATCAACGAATCCTCCAGACTCATTTGTTTCATGATCGGTCCAGACGCCTTTCTCTTTATCGACGCTCTTTGAACCGTAGCTGCCGAACCGCACTTCATGCCCATGGGACATCTTATGATTGATGTCGCCCCACAGCTCCTGTGCAACTTCGACAATGTGTTCAGCATACTTGTGCATATATCACCCCAATAAAAAAAGCCCCCCGCAGGGGGCTGAAGGTTCAGAACTTCCAATCGTCGTCCGACGAATCAGGCTGGGGTGCTGCCTGGGGTTCTGGAGCCGGTGCAGGAGCTGGTTGTTCTGGCTTATCATTCCATCCCTTCAGCTCAAACTCTGGTACACGGGTAGTGCCTTTGCCGATCGCAACAGCCTTGGCGCCATTGAATGCGACCATGGCCATCTTGCCTTCGTTACTTGCGGCGCCGTTGTGGATTGCAGGCCAGATAGCCTCAAGCCCCATCTTGGGACCAGATCCAGTGGTCGTCCATTCACGCCATCCGTAGTCCTTGATGTACACCATGACGCTGAAACCGCGCTTAAAGTCTTGGCCAGGGTTTGATCCCTTGACTCCTGGGCGCTCGTCCCATTGCCACTCAGGCGCTTGTCCCTCTTGTATTTTCCCCCACCCAGTTTTCAGGCTGCTTGGGTCAATACCCATCCCCTTGAACTCGATCTCGTCACCGTCGACGATCCACGCATTGATGGATGGCTTGAAGCGGAAGTACTCCGCAGTTGAATCGCTAAGACCTAGCATCTTCTTCTCCTATTTCTCTGACTATGCCGCACCACAGCTCAAAGCTGATCTGCGCGACGCTGTTGATGTCATGCTGCTCATAGCAGTCATGACCAGGTCCGATCCAGTTGATGTACACCTGGATTGGCTTCCTGTCTTGTTTCACAAAGAGGACCGCACGCAACCCCTTGGCCGCTGCTTGTGCTTCACACTGCAGCCAAAAGGTCTTGATGTCTGAGGGTACGCAGGTCGCGTACCTTTTACACTCGATGCTCCAACCAGGCACGCCGGATAAATCATCACCGCCTTGCTGGTATTGCTCTAGGTTTCTCTTGCAGTCGTACCCGAGATGATCTCGGATCATGCCAGCAATCTCTCTCTCGAAAGTGGCACCCTTGCGACGGGACATGGCTCCCATATGTGTCCTCTTTGGTTATGTATCGGCAAGCCTATCGGCACAAATTTAACCGCACAAGATAAAATGTGTTGACACATGTGGAACCTTTGCCCTATATTCAGATCTGGCTTCGGCCTTTGGGAAACTGTGAGAGAGACAAAAGAGATGAAAACAAAGATTAAGTGGAGTGACATCAAGCGCCTTGCAAAGCTGGCTGGCTTTGAAATCAAGAA